ATAGGTGCGGGTGCATACGTCCATGTCCAGTTCGACAAAAACGACCGGGATGCGGCCGACGCGGGAGGCCTCGGTGATGTGATCGGTCACGCTGTTACTCCCCGCTCAACAGGCACTGCACCGGCAGGGTCAGCGTCTGGCGCCGGTCATCGTTGATGGCATATTCCGGGATATCGCCATCGCTCCAGCAGAAGGCGGCGTCCTCTGGATAATCGGTGTGGTTGCGGCTGAAAAAAAACGGCTTCAGCTCGGCATGCCGCACGAACGGTTCCCAGTTCGCCCGCGCCCAGGCCTGCGTGGCGTTGCGGATGGTGATCGTGGACCGGGCGCCCCTGGCGATGATCGACCTTCCGGCGAACTGGCCGCCCTCGGTTTTGTTGTTCAGAATCTGGGTGGCGCGACCATGGCGAGGCACAACAAACCCAGCAGGCATGCCGTACTGCGTGGTGAGCTTCTGGCCGAATGCAACCACACCGATATACAGACTGTCGGAGCTGCTGCCCAGGTAAAACCGGATGCGCCACCAGTCGGCGGTCTTGGCCGTGAACGTCTTGAGCAGTATCTCGTTGTCGTCCGGCGACTGGTTGGCGAATGTGTCGATCCAGGTGCTGCCGTCGGTGCTGTATTGCAGCCTGACGAAGGCGCCGGCGGTGCCCAGGTTGTGCCGGTAGAGGGCGAAATAGTCGGCGGTGACGTTGGCGCTGAACTCAAACGTGAGCGTCTGCACGCCTTTACTGGTGGGCGACCAGTAGGTTGTGGTCAGCCAGTCCCAGGCGTTAGCGGCGCTGTAGCCGGTGGCCGCGCTGCTGGCGGTGGCGGCGGTCAGCAGGGGCGATTCGGCCAGGTTGTCGTAGCAGATCAGGGCGGTGCTGGTCATCTGCGGAAAACTCCCGACTAACGGTAAAAAATGTTTTGGAAAAGGCTTGCATGGTGTTCATTGAACACCTATAATGAACACATCAGGTAAGCAATCGTGCCTACCGACCCGGCCCCAGGGTACAAATCAGGGGCGGAGAAAAACCATGAAGGCATTAAACGGAAGCAAGATTGTTATGGATGGCGAGTTCGCCATGGTATACCTGAGCAAGAACGAAATTCTCAGGTTTGGCGTTAGCGCGGTTCACTCCTCCGGCGACAGCATCCGCCGCGCAAAAATAGCTTGCGGGAAAAAGCTGGCCGAGCTTTATCGGTCAGCCGAAACCCCCGCTACTGCATCCGAGGTTGCGGCGGTCATGAGCCTGATCTCTAACAAAATCATCTTAAGGGATCGCCTTGCTTCAATCATGAAGTCATACATCAAGACAGGATCCGCAACCGTTCTTGATGTTTATCCGCACGCCGCAGGCCTTAGCGTCACTCGTTTTGTTGTCGCGGCAAAAGAGGTGATTAAGTGACCGAAATCCAGCCGCCCAGTGCGGAACAGGTAACAGCAACGCGGCAGGCTGCCGGCCTCACTCAGGCCAAATCAGCAAACCTGATCCACGTCGCCATCAGGACATGGAAACAGTATGAGGCCGGAGACCGGACACCTCACGTTGCGCTGTGGGAGTTGTACCTGCTCAAGAGCGGCCAGCACCCCACGTTGGCCATCACGGAAAAACCGCCCGTCACCTGACGGGCATCAAACCGCCTGCACCCTCAGATTCGTCAGCTCCTTGCCATCCCCCAGCGCCTCATCCAGCAGATCTACAATCATGCGGCCGGTCATGAGGCTGTTGGCGGGGATCTGGAGGACGGTTTGCTGCTGCCGCTCCTGCGGCATCTGGCTGACCGGCGTCACGGAGGAGCTGCCGCCAGATGCCGACGGTAGGCTGGCAGCCCCCGGAGCCGACGGTTTCCCGCCGCCGTTAACCCCAGCCATCATCTGGCCACCGAATGCAATGGCGGCAGCCGCAGCGGCCACGCCCAACGCAGGCCCAACAACCGGTATCCCGGCCAATGCGCTGTACGCGCCCATGGCGGCCGAGTAGGTATTGACTCCGATCTGGTAGAGCGTCTGCGCTTTCTGCACGGCCTGGGCGGCTTTCGCCGCTTTGCCGTGACCCTGGGCCATCTGATCAAGACCGCCCAGGAAAAAATCCTTGGTGATCGCTATTTCCTGCCGCTTGGCGGCCTGCAACGCCGCTTCATCCTCGCGCTGCTTGTTGGTCAGATACTCCAGCTGCGCGGCTGACTCGTTCGCGGCTTGCACCCGGCGGGCTTCGGTCTCCTCAAACTCGCTGTTGCGCTGGTTGGCGTCATAGCCGATGTCCGTTATAACCCCGGCAATGCCATCATCGGCCATCAACTCATCAAGTCGGCTCCCCTTTTTACCGGCAGCGCCGGGCGTCTTGACCGGCTTGCCCTTGCCCTTCCCCGCCCCAGGAAGACCAGCGGAAGCATTGCCCCCGGCGCCGCCGGTTGCGCGGTCCTGCGCCTGAGCCGCTCCGGCCGCCGACTGCCCAACATCATTCCAGATGTTGCCAAGTTCCAGGATGCTGGCTTTGTACTGCTCAACCGCCGTACGGTCACTCCAGATTGCACTCAGCTGATCAAAATCGCCGCTGGCAACAGCCGCAGCCATCGCCCCGACCTTGCCCAGCTGGTCTCCGATCAAGCCCAGCACATTGCCCAGCACAGCGCCGCCGGTGTAGACGGTTTTGAACGCTACACCCACGGCGGTGGCGGATTTCTCCAACACGCCGCCACTGGTGGCTGCATCCGTGGCTTTGCCGCTGAAATTATTCAGCACCGGCAGCACTTCCTGCGCAATGCCCATGTAGAGGCCATTGGCAGCAATTTTGGCGCGGTCCAGCGCATCGTTGAACTGCCCGGCCTGTGCCGCCGTTTCCGAGCTGATCACCGCGCCCATTTGCTGGGCCTCAGCCGTCAACGCGGTAATGCCGTCCTTGCCATGGTTCAGCAGCTGCAGCAATTCAGGCCCGGCCGACTTGCCGAACAGGTCCATGACCACAGCGGTTTTTTCCGCCGGCGACTGGATACCGGCAATGCGATCGGCCAAATCCAGAAACACGGCGTTGCTGTCGCGCATCTTGCCGCTGGTGTCCGTGACACTGACGCCCAGCTGGCCAAACATTTTGACGGCAGCGTCATTGCCCTGCACGGCGCTGAACATGTTGTCGTTCAGTTTTTCAATGCCGGCGCTGTAGGTATCGACGCTGGAACCGCTGAACTGGGCGGCATAGCCCATGGCCGTCAACGACTCTACCGACTGGCCGGTGCGGGCCGCCATGTCGCCCATGGCGTCGGCAAAATTGACAGCCTGCAGCACGCCGTCCTTGATGGCATCCAGGGTAAACGCAGCGGCCAGCGCCGCGCCCATCGCCTTGGCGCTGTCCGTGATCTTCTCAAACTCGGTCTGGGCGGTCTTTCCGGCCTTGCCCATGTCCTGCTGGAAGGCGGCGGTATCAGCGCCCAGCGTGACCATCAGGCTGGAGAGCACATTAGCCATTTACCGACCTCTCAGAAAATGCCGCATCAATTTCTGCCTCCAGATCCGCCGGATTACGCTCCGGCTTTTCCGCAAACAGGGTGAAATCGAACAGGGAATAGGGCTGGGAATCCGCCCCGCGATTGACGTTGGCGATGGTGGCGCATATCCCGGCGCTGGCGTAGTCGATCACGTCGCGCACCGGTTTCCAGTCGTCCAGCAGCCCCATGCGCCAGGCCGCCAGCCACTCCGTCAGCTCATCACTGTCAACCGTGGCCAGCAGCTCCGATACCGACCGACCCAACCGCGCCGCCAGCCGGAAATAGAATTGCCGGATGGGGCGCTCCGTCAGTTTTTTTCGGCCGCCTCCACCGCATCCGGAGCCATGCCGTTGATGCGCAGGGCCACGGTAAACACCGGCATCAGGATGTCCGCATCCAGCCGGGAAAGCGCCGGAATGTCATCGTCCGTGAACTCCAGCTCACCGGCCTCATTGCACACCGTCAGCTGCGCCCACCGTGCGCGGATGGTGCCGGAGTTGTCGCCATCCCGCAGCGACGCCTCAAACGACTCCCGCGCAGCGGCAGACATCACGCGCACCCGAATATCACCGGCCCGCGTGGAAACAACCTCGGACCGGAAACCCAGCCCCAGAATCTCAGAACGTGTCAGCATGGTTGGCCTTACGGGGTGATGGTGGACTTGGTGATAGCGCCGGAGATATCCAGGCTGACCTTGGCGCGTACCTTGTCATCCTTCTTGCCGGTGATCTTGTAGCCGGTGATCACCGCCGCGAATGCAAACTGGGTGGTGCCGTTGCTAAGGATCAGCTTGAAGTTTTTCTTGGTGCCAACGCCGGAGCGCAAGGCGTTGATGTTGGTATTGGCTGCGTCATACAGCAGATCCATGCCCGTGCTTCCCGAATCAATCACGGCACCGCCATCCTTTTCGGCGTAATCGTCGTCCAGAGTGGTGATGTCGATAACCTTCGACTTTTCATCAAACCCATCCCAGTCGGTGATTTGACCGACAGCGGTGAATCCCTCGGTCGGAGTCACTCCGTCACCGATTTTCAGGACGAGGTTGTTGGTGTTGTGCGTGGTGATAGTCATTGCGTTTGCTCCCAAATCAGGAAATCGAGTGATTTCCGCACGAGGTTGGTGGTGGAATCGTGGTCGTCCCGGTCCTGCTGGACGCGGGCGGAAATATCAGTACGCGCCTCCAGCAACTGGATGACGGTTTCAGCCATCCGGCTGGTGGTTTCAACATCGTCAGCCCAGATGTCAATCTGCATGGACACCTGATTGTGGCCGGAATACCCGTCCAGCGTTTGCAGGCGCTGGCTGCTGATCGGGGTGTAAACAATGTATGGGCGCAGCGCGTTGGTTTCTGGCGCTACAAACGGCCACACGCGACCAGCAACCAGCGGTTTCAGGGCGTCATGGATGGCGGCATTGGCGCGGATCGTGGTCATCGGGCGTTTCCTCGCGATATGGCAGCTGCCCGACGGCGGGCTTTTTCAATCATGTCCCGCAGTTTGTCGGTAAAAATGCCCAGCGCCTCAGCAGATCGCGCATCAAAGGCAGGCCGCAGGAAAGGCCGCGCCGGTGATTTCGATGTCCCGAACTCGATAAACCGGCCATAACCGGCATTTCCAGTCCACGAAACCCCTACATAGGCCTCACCGTTAGTCAGACCGGCATATTTCCGGCCTTTCAGACGCCGCCGGATAATGTTGCGCTTCAGGTTTCCGGGCTGGATCAGGTCTTTTTGTCGAGCTCCTTTTGCCGCAGACAGCGCTTGGGCGCGGTTAAAACGGTCAATTGTTTTGTTGCCTGTTTTTGCCACTTTTTGAACCTTGCCCATTTTGTACAGGTAATGCGGTTTTGACGACTACGG